CTTCTATAGCTGCAAGCCTCGCAATATCGGTGTCAAAAACCTCATCTTCTAAACCTTTTGGTATAAATTTTTTTACGTCAACACCAAAACCTTCAGTTGCTGTTGCTAATTTATTTGCAAGTCTTTTAATTGATCCAGAAGCACCTCCTAAACTTTGATCTTCAGTAAGTAATTCAGTAACTTCATCTAAATTAGTTCTTATTGTTTTTACAAAACTTTGATCTTGTACAATTTTATCTCTATCTGCTCTACCCACTACTTGTCCTGCTCCTTGAAGACCATACGCAGCAGCTTCAGTTTTAAGTGTAGCTCCTTTAATATAAGCTTCTCTTTCTCTTCCTGTTAAATTTAAAGCATCAGCATTTTTTTCTGCAATTGTTCTAGAGTCTTTTTCAGCTTTAAGTGTGACTCTTTTAATATAATCTTCTTTTTCTTTTCCTGTTAAGTTTAAAGCATCGGCATTTTTTTCTGCAGTCGTTCTAGCATCTTTAAAAATTATTGATTTCATTGCTTCTTTATATTCTGGGGTTCCTTTAATAAAACCTGCTGCTAATAATTGTTTTTCTTCATTTGTTGTTTCGGGTTTTTTAGATGCTTGAGCAATAGCTAATTTAAGAGCACCTGATTTTACAGCTGCTCGTCTCGCGTCATCTGCTTTTGTAAAAGACGCATAAGGGTCTTTTAATGCATCTGTAAATGACATGCCTGAAGCTATATTTAAACCAAACTGACCTATTGGTAATCTTGTTTTAGGTGTATATTGACTTAATAATCTTTCAAATTCAGGAGTTAGTTTACTGACAGTTTGACCTATACCTGTTACAAAAGGATCGTTAGCATGCTTAGTTCTATCAACGATACCAGACATGATACCTTCATTAGCTGGTCCACCTCTTCTAAACATTGGTCTTTTTAAAGTTATACTCATTAGTCAAATATCCTTCCATATATATCCGCTCCTGCTAAACCTATACCTAAAGCTTGTGCTAATGGACTAGCTCCTGGCGCTGTAGCTGCTTCTGGAGATACCTGAACTGATCCTGCTCCTGGTGTTAAACCTGTAATACCTTGACCAAATCTAGCTAATCTATTTCTTGGATCTTGAACAGCCATTTGAGAAGCTTGTCTTTGTGCATCAAGCACTGCTTGGTTTTGTGCTTGTTGCGCTGCACCTAATGTGCCAAGACCAGATATTTGTGCTCTACTAAAGTCTTGTGCTCTTGCACCTAAACCTGACTGTAATTGTGATATACCCATTTGATTTGCTAAGTCTTGTTGTCTTGCTTGTTGTCCTTGTTGAAATCCTCTTTGATTTAAATCAGCTAATATTCTAGCTCTGTTAGCATCACTCGTTGCATCAAATTCTGCTCTTTGCACACCTTCACGACCACCACCGAATGCACCAGGTGTTCCTAATGCTGCAGCTGCTAATTGATTTTGTCTCATTTTAGCTTGTTTATCAAACTCTGTTAGTGTTGTGTCTATAACTTGTTGTTGAAAAGGAGATGTATAAGACGCGATAGATCCTGCTCCAGTTCCTGCTCCAGTTCCGGTAAGGGCGGTTGCCCCTGTTGCAGCTTGTCCTGCTGCTGTTAAAAATGGTTGATATGATCCTAGTCCTTTTGTTGGATCAACTGCTTGTGCATATGCTGCTGCTTGTAATGGATCTTGTGCTGCTACTTGTGGCGCAAGCTCTGCCATACCTGCTTTTGTAATTTGAAACTGTTGCGCTTGTGCTTGTCTTTGTGCAAACTGTTGCGCTGTTTCACCGGGCTGTTGTGTTGTAGCCGTGGTAATACTTGGTATACCTGATTGTCTTGAAAGATCAGTTAAATATGTTTTTTGTGCTGCTTCTATAAATTCTGGCGGCAAAGTTCTTGTTTCTGTTATACCACCTGTTTGATAGCCTACACGTCCGCCCTCTGCTTTATTTTCACCAAACTGTTTCATAACAGCTACTTTAATTTTAACAGGGTCTGTTAAACCCATTTCTCTTAATTTCATTATAAAATCTTTAATAGCTTCATCTCTTCCAGCCTCACGTTCTTCTGCATACATTTCTCCTCTAGCTAAACTAGGAAACTCTTTTTCTAACTCAGCATCTGTCATAAATTTTTGATTTTCTTCGTCCATTACACTACCTTACTTTCATTTTGTTTCATTAAATCATACATTCTTTGTGCCCCTTTATTAATATTCCCGTCTCCCGCTCCTCGAACTGCGTCAGCCGTCATTACGAATTCATTTTTAGATAACATTGCTGGCACGTCATCTGCTTTTTCTTTTACACCTACTGGAACAAAACCACCTTCGTCTCTGTAGTCTCTTTCGATTACACCCATTCTGTTTCTTCTCATATCGCCTGTAGGTATTCCCGGTAAACCTGTTCCCATTGCGTATCCAATTCTTCCGCCTTGAGCTCTGTTTTCTTCTGGATATTCTTTCTCATAATTTCTAAGCATTACCACATATTCATTTCCAGATAATGTATCTATATCTGCTCCTTGCATTTTTACCCATTGTTTAAAACTTGGTTTAGATCCACCAGCATATCCAATTCTGCCGCCTTTACTATAGTATCCAGCAAGTTGACCAGATAATTTATCCAACTCTTCTAAAGTTTCATTCCCTGTTAAGTTTGCATATGCCTCAGGATAATCCATTTGCATAGCAAATAGTATATCCCTGTAAGCTTGTTTACCTGTGTTCACAGAAATTGATCTCGGACTTTCTCCTTCGGGGGTATAAAAACTTCCATATTTTGCCATGTCTGCTTGTTCTCTAGCAAAGTCTGCGTCCATCGCTTTCATTTGTTCTGTTTCAGATAATTTCATAAAATCTTCTTGATTCATTCCACCCATTCCCGGCATTCTCGGTGGTGGTCCTGGTGTTTGAGTAAATTTAGAATAATCAATTGGTTTTCGATTTGGACTTATGGTTTGTACTCCTGAAGGAGGTCCACCAATTAAAGAATTTCTTGCATCGCTTCTTCCTGTCGGATCAAAGCTTCTAGTTAAATCTCCTATATCAGCTCTCATTGTTGAAGGCATAGCTTGTTTTGTTGGAACTGAAGTTATTCCTGCTGGTGCAGCTTGTGGTGCTGCGCCCGATAACTTGTTTCTCGCTGCTTGTAACATTGCTTGAACACTAGATGCTTGTGCTCTGTTAGCTGCTATGTTTTGTGCAAGAGTATTACCCATGCTGATACCACCTGTTTGGTATCCAACTCTGCCGCCAGAGGCCATATTATATCTTGCAACGAATGCATCTTTTTGTTCATCAGTCATACTAGAATACTCTTTATCAAATTTAAAGTAATTATCAAAGTAAGTTCTCATCTTATTTCCCACATTTTCTCTTCTTCTAGCCATATATTCTTCCATAGTTTCGCCTTCTTCTTGAGGCGGTTCTTCAGCTAAAAATGCGTTATAAAGGTATGTTCCTGCAGCAGTAGCACCACCAACAAGTATTTGTTGTTGTACCATGCTTGGTAATTCTCCTAATATTGGAACATCTTTAAACATGCTTGTTGAGTCTCTAAAAAACTTTAAGCCTTTTACTGTTGTTGCAGGTGTTGATTTAGTTCCAAGTAAATCACCTTTGTTAGCATCACCACCAGTAAAATTTGGATCACCTTCTGTTAAAGGTTTTTTAAATAATCTACCAACAGGGCCTTCTCTAAATCTGTCCATAGAAAATGTGCTAGGTCCACCACTAGCTCCTTCAGCGCCTGCTAAAAATCTTGTTCCTCTTCCAAGAGCATAAGTTCCTAATCCTTGTTTAAGTGCATCACTGACGCTGCCTCTTTGATCAAATCTACCTATACCTCTCATTGCTGCTGCAATACCTGGTTGAAAAGGTGCAACAAACGGTGCAGCCTTAACCGCAATATCTGCTAGTTCATTTGGTATAAGTTTTCTTAATCTTTTTTTAATACCACCTAGAAAGAATCCTTCTCTAGGAACTGTGTTTGTTATTCCACCTTGTGCACGTAATTGTCTTCTAATTTGAGCTCTTGTTATCATATATGTGTTGTTATTTATTATATTATATAGGCAGGGATTTCACCTGAATTTATATTACTACTCGTTTTTAACGAGTAAATCAAGCCTATGTTGTAACGGTTCTAGGCGTTACTTCCATAGCTGACAGGATCACATGGAGCCTGTTTGCATTGGCAGCTGTAACTTTTACTATTTCTCCAGTTTCAACTATCAATGGGTTTGTTAATATTTCAGTAGGTGTATTGGCTGATATAGTCTTTAAATATGCAACACTAAATACAGCCTCTAAAGGTGTAGTTACTGTTATTGTAATAGTGGATCCGCTACCACTATCGTCACTTACTAATATAGATTTTACAATAGCAGTTGTAGCATCTGGAACTGTATATAAAGTTGTAGCGTTGGTAGTAGTTAAATCTACTTTTTTATTAACAAAATTATTAGCCATTATCCTCCTAAAAAGAAGACTATTGCATCATTATCTTCTCCTTTTTCTTCTTGAAAGGTTGTATTTAATTTTTCTATTAAACCGTTTAAATCTCTAACTAAAGATAAAAATGAAAGTTGGTCGTATTCTTTTGGTGGCTGTGTTAGTGATTGTACAATTTTTGCCATTATCTTCTCCCGTCTGGTTGATAGTCAATTCTAAATGTACCTAGTTTCCAAAACTGACTAGTGCTTGTGTTATCTATTTTTAATGATATCGATCTAGCTCTTGCACGTGTGTCTATTTTTTGTGTACCACTACTAACTGTAAATGGCCCTAATGTAGAACTAGCTGCAGTATCATTTGGAAAGTCTCTTAAATTTAATGTAATTCTTGCATCACCTGTTTGTGTTAAAAAATCTGGTATAACTCTTCTTATTTTCATCATGAACTCTCCATCACCATTTAATCCTTGTGCGCCAATATCAAAATCTCCAGATTCAATTGATGCAGTAATTGCAGTTGTTGCACCTTCTTTAACTTGATTTAAACCTGTTTCATGTTCATAGTAAGTTGAGGTACCGTCACTATTACCAAAAATATAATTTGTATCTGTTGTAGCAGTTGTGCCTGATGAGTCATAAGCTGTTGCATGAGGTTTACCAAACACAGCAGAATCTTGCCACGCGCTTCTTGCTAATGTGCCCACAGTCCACACCGGTCTTTCTGAGGATGAATCTAAATAATTAAAAGTTACAACTCTATTAACTGTGCCTGATCCTGAGTTAGGATAGAACCACATTACTTCACCAAATAAGTTATTTAGTCCTGCATTAATATGTTGTTTTGGAATTGTATTAATATCATCAAAGACATGATCTTCAACTAAACACGGTAATGATTCTAGTCTACCAGAATATCTAAAGAAACCATTCTCTGACATCCAGTAAGCTGTACCGTCTACTTCAACAGCAGCATTCTGTCCTATCAATCCACAGTTAGTACCAACTTGTTGAAACGAAAATGTAAACGGTGGGCCAACGAATCTCATAGTAAATAAAGCTGTGTCTGTCCAAACGTAAATTGCATCTCTACCTCTGATTGCTCCCATAATCTTAGATCCATCTGCAAGTCTTTGTGTACCTGCAGTATTAGTTGCTGAAGGCGCGTACGTGTTAATATCTTCTTGTGACGAGAATCTGACAAACATTGGATCTTGTGTAGATTTTGTTCCAATAGTTGTTTCTGTTCCAAAAAATATTAAGTGTCTATCTGGTGTAGATACTAAACTAAATGCTGACGCAGTTGGTGCGTTGCTTACAATAGTTGCTCTTGTATCTGTCGCACCTGTTGGGTTTGAATTCCATTCAAATGTTTCTCCACTATTAATTGTTGCAATAAGTTTATTACCAAAATTATCTAGTGACCATAAACCTGGCGCTGTTATAATATCTCCTGATGCTGCTGAGTTCCATGCAAAAAAGTTTGATGCATCGGTAACTGTTGCACCAGAACTATGACTAGCTGCCGTTGTACCACTAGCTCCTCTTGTTAGTCCGGATAACGTTCCACTGCTATTCCCTGTGTAACTAATTAATTCTGTTCCTATAATAACTGTTCCAGAAGATGGAAAAGACGATGAGCTTGCCATTGTTAAACTTGTAACTGATGTATTAATACTTGATGATAACGTTGAGGTAAACTGTCCTGCTTGTTGCCCGCCCCACGATCCAAGACCCCAACCAGTAGATGCAACCTCTACAGCTGGTCCAACAGGATAATAGTGTTGAACTCTAATACCTCCTGATGTAGATGCGCCTGAACCTGATTCGTTAGATCCAACGTCAATAGTTAAAGTACTATCTGTTGGAATGGTAGTTACCATAAATTTATTATCATTAAAATTACTTGCTGCAAAATTAGAGTTAGTTGCAGAACTAAAATTGTCTAATAATATAATGTCAAATTTGTTTATATTGTGCGCTGATGAAAAAGTTAAAGTTACAGTTGATGATCCATTAGTTGTAGAAAAAGCACTTGTTAAAGTTGTTGTCGCTTTAATTGGATGTATGTCGTAAAAGATACCTCCAGAGTAAGCGTATAAAATTCTGTTAGTTCCTAGTGCAGCATACTTAATACCTGATGTATTTATAAAATGATGAATAGCAGTATTACGCCCTGTCATATCAACAGAACCTAATTGTGCCCAACCACCTATTTTTTCAGGTGAGCCATATCTAAAACGAACGTTGTCACCATTAACCCATTGGCTCTCGCCGCCCGTTGATGTGACTTGTTTATTGAATCCAGGTGCAAACTTTACCTTTTGTAACATAGTGTGATCCTATGCTCTACGGTTTAGTTGGCCACGTAGCGTTATTACATTTATCAACAGTGTCTTTACCCGCTGGTAAGTCTCTTAAATCTTTACGATATGTTTTCATATCGTCAGATAGAGTATTATCAGACAAAGCAAGGTAATCAGTTTCAGCAAGAAGTCTATTTCTTTTAGATCTTAGATCAGCTAAAGCTCTAGCAGGGGCAGCATCTGACCACGCTTTTTCTTCAGCATCTCTAGCTGTTTCTTCTTCAGCTGTAAACTGTACTTTGTTACCGTTTATATTATGATATCTTGGCATAGTTTTCTCCTTTGTGTTTATTTATCATTATTATTTAATGCCGTAAAGGCAAATATCCCCAGCGTCTATATTGCCAGAACTCATTTTAAATTGCACCGCATCAACTGCTGATGTTGTGTTAGCATATCCAGCAGAAAAGTGATCTTCAGAATAATCACTATTTTTATATGGATTTGTTCTTGCTATAAAATGTTTTACAAATACAGTTGATGATGGATTAAATAAATGTAAAGTTCCAGCTGTAGATTGATCGTTATCATTACCAACAGAGTTACTGATAGTTTTAAATCCTGTGCCTTGCGCTAAATCTAAACTAGAAGAATATCCCATTCCAGCATCACTATCTCCTTCATTATGATAAGCATCAAAAAAAGTGGTTGTTTTAGCAACATTATAATTTGATCCACTATCTATAGACACATTAAATTGAAATAATGCAGCATCAGTAGCTGGATGAATATTATTAAATGTAAATAAGTATTCCTTATAAGTATTATCTAGAACTACATCACTTGTTCCATCTACAAAAGATAAAGTTGCAGAACTAGAAGCTGTTAGTTTTTTAATAAAAGTCATGGACCCGCCTGCTACAGAACCAAAAGCTGAGACATTCCTAACTCCACGATTATTTAATTTTACAAGTGCCATTATGAATCTTTTATACCATATAATTTTATCGTCCCGCTATCTATTGCACCCGATGACATTTTAAATTGAATTTCATCTATTGCAGAAGTTGTATTAAAATAACCAGAAACATAACCTTCTACAGCATAATCATTTGCAGCATTTTCTATTGATCTACTTATAAAATGTTTTACGAATGTAGTTGATGATGGATTAAACAAAAATAATTCTCCAGATACAGCCTCATCATTTCCGTTACCAACTGATGATAATTCTAATATTTGAAATGCTGTACCTTGTGCTTGATCTGATCCAGTTTCATAAGCAAGTGTTGTATCATTGTCTGCTTCAGCATGATATGATCTAAAACTTGTAGATGTTATAGTCTCATTATAACCACTACCACCAGCGGCATTTCCTTGAAAACTAAATCTAACATTGTTTGTAGCTGGATGAACATTAGTCCATACAAATTTATAAATAGGATAAGTATTGTCTAAAACTACAT